GCTGGGGGTACAGCCAAAGGTGATGGCAAAGATGTACATCATAGAAATGGCAATCCAAGAGATAATAAGATAGGCAACCTAGCTGTTACATCAAAGACTGCTAATCGTTCTTTCAAGAGAACACGCAATGCTAAAAAATTAATCAGGAGAGTTTAAATGTCTAGCAGAAACAGAGCAACAGAGTCATATTACGAGAAGAGAAAACGTATTAAGGAAGAACAAAAGAAAAGAAACGAAAAACTTTTAGAGGAAAAGAAGAGAAAAGAATTAGCTAAGAAACAATTAGAGATGGCAAAATCTCTATCAAGTAAAAGACCTACCAAGTCTAAAAGTTCTAAGTTGGGTTCTTCTTCTTACAGTGCAGGAAGTAAAAACCCCACATCTGTATTTCAAGATAAGAAGACAACCACAAAAACTACAAAAAAGAAAGATACAAATAAGTCAAATAAGGCTGTATCTGTAATAAAAAACATGTTTAAAAACAAAGGTACAGCGAAAGCTGAAGAATCAGCACCTTTTAGAGATAAAACAACTAAAAAGAAAACTACAGCAGCTTCATCCGTAAAAGTAGGCAAAGGTAATACATTATCAGGTATAGCAAAAGATAAAGGTATTACATTAAAAGCATTACTAGAAGCAAATCCTAATATATCAGACCCTAATAAGATTAGAGTTGGTCAGAGTATTAAAATACCTGAATCAGGCAAGGGTAGTGTATACAAGGGCATGACAAAAGAAGAGATGAAGAAAATTGCTATGAACAGAGGTGGAACAACAATGATGAAAAAGAAAACAAAATACATGGCTAAAGGTGGCATGAAGAAGACTAAGTATATGGCTAAAGGTGGTGCAACTAAAAAGACTAAGATGTACGCTAGAGGTGGAGCAGCTAAAAAGAAGTAATGCCCTATCTGATAAGTAACGTACCACATTTTAAATGTTGGGTACGCAGGGAGTTCACATGTAATCATCTGGACTACCACGGAGAATATCTCCACGCATTAGCTTTCGCAGTTAATACCATACCTGATAGGTCACTAAGTTTTCAGGTAGTCTTCACAGGTTGTACAGAAGATGAAAATGTACATGGTGGTGCAATGTGGGCAAGGATGCCAATACAAGCACTTGTAGCCGATATACCTGTAGATGAGTGGGCAGAGCCAATGGAAGACCATCTGTGTCAGCCTTGGGATTGTGAGTCTAGGAATCACAGTGTCATAGTAATGGATAGAGTAAGTTCTAGTCCATGGCTGTGTAAGATAGACAATGAGTTCTACAAAGCTAAGTATATGTTCACAGTTGACTATACTGACAGTGACATAGCAGATGACCCTGCACAGCATAAACAATCACACGTAATGTACTTGATTGATGCAGGTAAATGGACAGGTAACATTGTAGCCTTGCCGAATAACAGAGTAAGAGCCACAAGTCCTGCTTTATGGGTTACAGGTGAAGGTGCTCCTGATTTTACACCATCACAGTGGACACACTCAGCAGAAGCACATGAGTCTTACTTAGACCCATATACTACATTTAATAATCTATATGAGGATAGAGATGGCAGTAAAAAAAGCAAAAGCAACAATAAAAAAAGTAGCAAGTAAATTAAAGAAAGCTAGTAAAGCTCACGCAGGTCAAGCAAAAGCTTTGTCTAAAATAAAGTTAAACAAAGGCGGGAGTACAGTAAACAGTGCTGGGAATTATACTAAACCATCCATGCGTAAGCGATTATTTAGCCAAATCAAGTCAGGTGGTTCAGGCGGTGCACCCGGTCAATGGTCTGCAAGAAAAGCCCAAATGCTTGCCAAACAATATAAAGCCAAAGGTGGAGGATACCGTGGATAGATGTGAGACTTGTGAATGTTACGACTGTGACTGCGAAGAATGTAACTGTGAATGCCATGAAGAGCAGGTAGCAGAGAAAGGTAATGATTGAGTTTGTGTTAGTGTTTATGATGGGATTAAGAGTAGTAGACCAAACACAAACCTTCCAAGATATAGATAGATGCTTGTACTTTGCAGAAAGATTACATGACCAACCTTCAATACCACAGAAAGAAGGACCCAATCTACAGATTACAGCATACTGCAAACCAATAAGGAAAAGATAGAGTGAGCATTACAAGTTATCCACAACTCATGGGAATGGGTGGAGGTGTAGGTTATTATCCTTACTTCTTACAAGTATCACGTGGACTTGTTGCTGGACACAAGCGTGTATTCAAATTTGGATATAACGGAGAAATACAAAACGTAGAAGAAACTATTTGGGATGTAGGTGGTTTATATGCTTACCCATCTAGTGCTGTAACAATGACAGCGACAAGTAGTTCAGGTGCTACAGATGAAAATGTACAAGTTACGATTGAAGGTGTAGATGCAAGTTACAATGAATTATCTGAAACAGTAACACTAAACGCATCAGGAACTGCAACAACAACAGGTAGCTTCTTACGTGTGTATCGTGGTTTTGTAGCAAGTGGTACAGCATCGGCAGGTAATATTACAATTGCTAATGGTGGAACAACCTATGCGTATCTGTCATCTGCTGACCAACAAACTTTGATGGCACTATGGACTGTACCTGCAGGATATACAGCTTATTTGTTTCAGATAGATACAACTGCATTTACAGTACAGAACAATAAAGTTGCTACAATAAGAATGTTGACAAGAGAATTAAACGGAGTATTCCGTACTCAACAAAAGTTTGATTTGTTTGAAGGTTCATATCATCAAGATATTACTTGCCCACAACCGATAGCTGAGAAAACAGATATTGAGTTTCGTGCTATAGCAGACAGTTCAAATGCTGACTTACGAGTTTCAACAACTTTTGATATTATTTATATAGAGAACTAGAATGGAAGTAAAGAACCGTACCGTAGCGTTAGAACTTACCACAGGTAATAGTGATATCTATACTGTTCCATCTAACTATGAAGCAGAAGTATATAGCATATTTATAAGCAATGCTAGTTCATCTAATGTTACTTTCAGCTTAGATTGGTATGATAGCCAAACAACAACTTTTTTTACTATTGCTGAAACAGTAGAACTACTAGGTAATTCAATGCTTCAGATAAATAGCGAACCGTTTTGGTTATACAAAGGAGATAAGTTAAGAGGATTAGCAAGTGCAGGTAGTGCAGTAACAGTATCTGTTCGTGTAAAAGAATCCTATATACCACAAAGGAATTAAACAATGTTGGCAGAATTAGCTGCAGCAAACGCTGCTTTCAGTGTTATAAAACAATTCGTGTCCAACGGTAGAGAACTGAGTGGATGTGCAAAACATATAAGCGATTTCGTATTCTCTAAAGAAGCGATAGAAAAGAACCTAAAGAAAAAGAAAGCTAAAGGCGTAGGAGGCACAGACCTAGAAGAGTTCATGGCTCTTGAGCAGATAAAAGAAAAAGAAGAAGAACTCAAGAAGATGATGATATATCTAGGCAGACCTGGATTATGGCAAGATTGGCAAGCCTTCCAAGCAGAAGCACGTAAGTCTAGACGTTATCAAGAAAAGATGGCAGAGAAGCGTCAACAAGAGTTGATGGAATATGTAGGTTACGGAATAGCATTTATAGTTGTTATATTCTTTGCAGGACTGTTAGCATGGGCAGCAGGTAAATGGGTAGGAAGATTTTGAGTCCGTGTGTAGGCATCTGCAAGTTACAAGGAAATATCTGTACAGGATGCTTTAGAACAATAGAACAAATAAAGGAAGCATATGAGAGCACCACAAAAATCCCTAGCAAATTGGACAAAACAAAAGTGGCGAACTAAAAGTGGGAAGCCTAGTACACAGGGGAGTAAAGCAACAGGTGAACGTTATCTACCTGAAAAAGCAATTAAGGCTCTTTCTCCCGGTGAATACGCCGCCTCTACGGCTGCTAAACGCAAAGCAACTAGAGCAGGTAGACAAGTATCTAAACAGCCCAAAAAGATTGCTTCAAAAACGGCGAGATTTAGATGAGAAAATACGAGCTATATCTAAAATTAGCGAAGCCCTTCCAGAAGGTAGGAAACTATCTAATGCTAAAACACGTAAAGGCTCTGAGACAGTGGCAAGCAAAACAAAGAATTAGACAGGAAAGACTTTAGTGGTAACCGTTGAACAATTCTTAGAATGGAAGATATTACCAAGATGTATGATGCTTGCTAGTACAGTCATGTCTTGGAGATGTGCAGAATGGTTTATGGAACTTGATGCACCAACAGCGGCTCAGTCAGCTTTCGTGTCAGTAGTTATGGGTGTGATGACAGGTGTCTTTGGCATTTGGATGGGTCACGAACATAAAGGAGATAGTAATGTTAACAGCGTTGATAGGACCAATCGCAAATCTCGCTAGTTCTTGGATGGACAGCAAGGTTGAGAAGGTTAAAGCTGAAGGACAGGCAAAGGTAGCACAAGCTAAAGCTAAAGCAGTTGTAGCTGAAAAGGTAGCAACAGGCGAAGTTGAATGGGAAAAGTCTATGGCAGATGCCACAGATAATTCATGGAAAGATGAATTTGCCTTGACAGTTTTACTTTTACCTGCTATACTAGTGTTCATTCCTAGCATGACAGAATATGTAAGAACAGGGTTTGAGGTATTGAATACACTTCCTGAGTGGTATCAATATCTTTTGTTTATAGCAATTAGTGCATCGTTTGGTATAAAGGGTGCAGGACAAGCTATGAAAATTATGAGGAAAAAATAATGAAAGATAATAAATCAACAACAGGAAGTCTTTTTGGTGATATAATAAAAGCTACTAAAGCAGGTGGTGCAAGTAGTATGACGAAAAAAGTTAAAGCTAAAAAAGGTCAAACTTTAAGTGATATAGCTAAAGCTAACAATACAACATTAAAAAGATTAATGGTTTTAAATCCAAAGTACAAAACAGGGCAAGATAAAAATACTCCTACCAAAGGTACAAAAGAACAAAAAACAATACGAGTTGGTGCTAACATAGTAGTGCCAGACCCTCATACTTTTAAAAAAGGAAAACTGACTAAATCTAATTCTAAAAATAAAAAAGATGTTTATGAAAAAATAACAAAAAAAGAATTTAAAGAAATGAATGTTCCTTTAAAAAAGAAAACTAAATAATGTTTGCTTGGTTTAAAAACTTATTTATACATTCTAGCGGAGACTTATCTAAGCATAGACTACACACAACCAAGTATCAAGACTTGTGCATGTAAAGGAAGACAATGAATTTAATAAAACTACAAGATGAAATAGCAGATGATGAAGGTGTTGTATACGAAATATATAGATGTTCAGAAGGATACCCTACAGGGGGTATTGGACATCTGATTACAGAATGGGATGAAGAGTATTACGAAAAACCCATAGGAACAAGGATTCCACACGAACAAGTGGATGATTGGTTTGCGAAAGACATAGAAACGACTATAAAAGATTGTAACCTATTGTTTTCGCAATTTGATAATCTACCTGAAGAAATACAAAGAGTATTAGCCAATATGTGCTTCCAATTAGGTAGACCTCGTTTATCCAAATTTAAGAACATGATTGCTGCCGTAGAAGATTTAGACTGGGCAAGAATGGCAGATGAGATGGAAGATTCTCGTTGGTTTAAACAAACTACAAATAGAGCACAGCGTTTAATAAATCGT